CGAGAGGTAAGGTCCCGAAAACGCGCTAGTTTTTCGCAGGGCATGGGGTAGCGACACAGGGTCGCAATAGCACTCTCAGGGTAGCGATGATCGACAAGACCGGGCGGATGACCGTGACTCAGTTTGCGGCGCACCTGGGCGTCCATCATTCGGCGGTGCAGAAGGCGATCCAGACGAAGCGGATCACGTCGTGGGAGCGCGACGGGAAGGGCCGGACCTGGATCGACCAAAAAGCAGCTGCCGCTGAATGGGCGCGGAACACCGACCCAGTCGAGGCAGCGAAAAATGGAAAATTCTGGCTGGTGCCACCGGCGGGTGTAGCAGCTGCTGCCGCCGCAGCAAATGAAACGGCACGCGGACCAATCTCCGCGCAAGTGCCGCTGGATGCCCCCGAGCCGGAAGCTGCGGGCCGGCTGGCTGGTGATGAAACCGACTACCAGGCCGCTCGCACCAAGCGCGAGCAGGCTAATGCGCAGCTCGCGCAGCTCGAGCTGCTGCGGGAACTGGGCGTGCTAGTCCCGCGCGCCGATGTCGCAAAAGCGGCCGCGCTGGCCGCTCGCGTCGTGCGCGATGCAATCCTCAGCGTGCCGGACCGCATCGCACCGTTGCTCGCCGCCGAGACTGACGCAACCCGCATCTACGCCCACCTCGACCAGGAACTGCGCCAAGCCCTCCATGGGATCGCTGACCGATCTTTCGCTTGAGCGGCCGGCCGGCCTGGCCGACGGCGCTGTGGTCTATCGCGAAGCGTTCGCGGCCGCACTGCGTCCGGACCGCGTCTACACCGTGAGCGAATGGGCGGATGAGCATCGCCTGCTATCGGCTAAGTCCGCATCGGAGCATGGCCGGTGGCGCACCGCGCGCACGCCGTACCTGCGCGAGATCATGGACCACCTGTCGCCGAGCCACCCGGCGACCGAGCTCACGTTCGTCAAGGGCACGCAGCTCGGCGGATCAGAGGCCGGATACAACTGGATCGGCGCCGTGATCGATCTCTGGCCCGCCCCGACGATGCTGGTTATGCCAACCGTAGACACCGCCAAACGCATCAGCAAGCAGCGCATCGCGCCGATGATCGAGGAGACGCCAGCTCTCGCTGTCAAGGTGACCGAAGCCAAGTCGCGCGACTCCGGCAACACGTTGTTAATGAAAGACTTTCCCGGCGGCGTCCTGGTGCTCACCGGCGCCAACAGCGCGCCAGGCCTGCGCTCGATGCCGGTGCGCTTCTTGTTCATGGACGAGGTCGACGCCTACCCGCTCGACGCCGACCAGGAAGGCGACCCGTGCGTGCTGGCCGAGAAGCGCACGCAAACGTTCTCGCGGCGCAAGATCTTCCGCGTCAGCTCGCCCAAGCTGCGCATCAACTCGCGCATCGAGCGCTACTACGACGCCAGCGATCAGCGCCGCTATCACGTGCCGTGCCCGCACTGTACGCATGAACAGTGGTTGCGCTGGGATCATGTGCGGTGGGAGACGCGCAAGATCTGGGAGATCACGCGCTCCGACGACGGCGAGACCATCGAGGTGCCGGCCGACACCGAGGGCGCCACCGAGCGCGACACGCGCGACCCGATCGACGTGTGGTACGAATGCGAGGCCTGCGAAGGCCGCGTCGACAACCACCAGAAAACCGAAATGCTCGCCGCCGGCCGCTGGATCCCGCTGCGCTCCGGCTCCGGCCGTCATCCCGGCTGGCATCTGTCTTCGCTGTACAGCCCGGTCGGATGGTTCTCGTGGTTCGACGCCGTGCGTCAATTCCTCCTGGCCGAGGCCGACATCTCCGGCGAGGCTATGCAGGGATTCCAAAACACCGTGCTCGGCATCAGCTACGACCAGGCCGGCGACCAGCCCGACGAGAGCGAGCTCAAGAAGCACGTCGGCACGCACCGTCTGGGGGGCAAGGTGCCACGCAGCGCGCTCCTGCTCACCTGCGGTGTGGATGTGCAGGGCGATCGCCTGGAGGCCCGCGTATGGGGTTTCGGCCGGGGTGAGGAATCTTGGCTTATCGCGCGCGAGATCGTCTTCGGCTCGTATGCCGATGAGAACACGTGGCTCGCGCTCGAAGAGCTCCTGTTCCGCGCCTGGCCTCACGAAGGCGGCTCCACCCTGAAAATCACCGCCACGGCGGTGGATGCATCTGACGGAAATTCGACCCACTTCGTCCGCAATTTCGCGCGGAAGTGGTCGCATTGCCACGTGATCGCGGTCAAAGGCCAGGCAATCGCCGGCAAGCCTATCTTGGGCCGTCCCACCGACCAGGACGTGACCCACCACGGCAAGATCATGCGCGGCGCCGTCAAGCTCTGGCCTATGGGATCCGACACAGCCAAGGCGCTGATCTACGCGCGCTACCGCGTCGCCGAGCACGGCTCCGGCTATGTCCACCTGCCGCAGGGATTACCCGAAGACGAGTTCGCGCAGATGACCGCAGAAAAGGTCGTTACGCGCTACGTCAAGGGATTCCTGCGGCGCGAATGGACCAAGCAGCCCTCGGCCCGCAACGAGGCTCTCGACTGCTTCGTCATGGCCCTTGCCGCCGCCCACTACGCCGGCATCGGCCGCGTCAACTGGGACCGCCTCGAGGCGCTGCTGATCCAGCCCGACATGTTCATCGCATCTGCGCCGGCGGCCGAGGCCGAGGCCGGGCCACCGCGCGAAGATGGCGGCCCGCCGCCCGAGCAGATCACCACACCGCAACCCGCCCTGCGCGGGTTTTTTGTTGCCCCGCCTCCGCGTCGCGGCGGCTCGTGGGCGACTCGCTATTAGCGTGCTTGCCGTCAAACTCTCCGGCGATGCCTCGCTCGTCGTTTCAAAAATAGAGGCGGTCCTAAATGCCGGGTAATAACCTCGACGCATCGCGGGCGTTTGATATCGGCTTCGAATCCCGCACGCTGAGCGTCGTCGAATCGCGCGCGCTGTCCGTCGCCGCCGAAAACCGCGTCGTTACGCTGCATTGATCAATGTCCAGTGATTTCGCCACCGTCGGCGGCTACCCCTACAAAGTCATCTCGAAAGACCCGAATGCAACGCTCGACTACCACGTCATTCTGTCCGCCTGGCTCGGCGCCAACGCGCTCGCGTCGGCCGTGTGGGATGTCGAGGCGGGGCTGACCTTGGTCAGCTCCAGCATCAACAGCGGCTCGGTGACCATCGACGGCACCGCCTATGCCGCCAACACCGTCGCCACGGCCTGGCTCAGCGGCGGCACCGTCGGCGTCACTTACAAAGTGCGCTGCCGGTTCACCGACAACAACAGCCCGACGGCTCGGATCGATGACAGAACTTTTGCCGTCCGGGTAATCGAGCGATGACCGAACTAGAATTCGCACGCGCCATGCTCGCTGCGCTGCAAACCGCGATGCTCGCGCACGTCAAGGGCCGGCCGATGCGCAAGAGCTACGCTATCAACAATCGCAGCATCGAGTACAGCGACAATGCCGATGTCATCCGGGGCTATCAATTTTGGCAGGCCGAAGTGAAGCGCGCCGAGGCCGTTGAGGCCGTATCGGCAGGCCTGCCGAACCCGCGCCGCTCCTACGTGAGGTTCTCGCGCTCGTGAACCTCATCGCCCGCTCCCGCGCCGCTCTGCGCATCCTGCTCGGCCGCTCGCCGGCCGCCCTCGCCAGCGCGCGAGGCCCGCAGGTGCGCATGTACCACGCCGCCAAAAATTCGCGTCTCACCAGCGGCTGGAACGCCACTCAATCTAGCTCCGATGCCGAGCTCCACTCCAGCCTGCGCACCCTGCGCGGCCGCAGCCGCTCGCTCATCCGCGACAACGCCTACGCCAAGCGCGCCAAAGCGATCGTCGTCAACAACGTCATCGGTACCGGCGTCGGCATCCAGGCGCAGGTGCAGAACAACCGCGGCCGCCTGCTCGACGACGTCAACAGTGGGATCGAAGACGTTTTCTACGCCTGGGGCCGCGCCGAGTACTGCCACACCGGCGGCGCGCTCGACTTCCAGGCGTTTGAACAAGCCTTGATGGGGCAGGTTTTCGAGGCCGGAGAGGTGTTCGTGCGGCGCCACCTGCGCAGCTTCGGCGACTCGCCTGTGCCCTACGCGCTCGAGATGATCGAGGCCGAGCGCATCGCCGACGAATACGCCGTGCCGTTCGCCAATGGAGCGAACGAAATCCGCATGGGCATCGAGGTCGACAAATTCCAGCGCGCCGTCGCGTACTGGTTCCGCGAGCGCCACCCCGGCGACCTGCGCGCGGTCTCCACCGCCACCGACAACCTCATCCGCGTGCCGGCCGAGCAGATCTGGCACCTGCGCATCGTCACGCGCTGGCCGCAGGTGCGCGGCGAGCCGTGGATGCACGCCGTTATGCGCACGCTGAATGACATCGACGGCTATTCCGAGGCCGAGATCGTCGCCGCGCGCGCCGCCGCCTGCTACATGGGATTCATCGAAACCCCGGACGGCAATAACCCTCTGGCCGATGCGCAGACCGACCCGGCCGCGCCGCGCGACTACAGCATGGAGGCCGGCACCGTCGAGGCGCTCGCCGCCGGCGAGAAATTTCAGGGCTATTCGCCGACCCGGCCGAACGCCGCCATGGCCGATTTCCTGCGCCACATGCTCCGCCAGGCCTCGTCTGGCATGCGTGGAGTTACGTATGAAACGCTCTCCGGCGACTATTCACAGAGCAACTACAGCTCATCGCGTTTGGGCGTGATCGATTCACGCGACGAACACCGCGTGCTGCAGCGCTGGTGGATTCGAAATTTCCGCGAGCTGCTGCACGCCGAGTGGCTGCGCCAGGCCGTCTATGCCGGTGCCATACCCGCGATCTCGATTGCAGAGTACGTCACCGATCCTATGAAATTCGCCCGCGCTAAATTCCAGCCGCGCGGCTGGACCTGGATCGATCCGTCCAAAGACGTCGACGCCTCGCTGGCGGCGATAAAGGGCGGCCTGACCACCATGACCGACGTCATCGACGCCACCAACGGCGGCGCCGATATCGAGGAAACACTCAAGACCCGCCGGCGCGAGCTGGATCTGATGGCAGACATCGATCTCGTGTTCGAGACCAGCCCCGAGGCCTACATGGCCAAGGCGGCGCCGCCGCCGGCGCCTGCGCCGAAAGAGCCCGCCGCACCGAAACCGGACGCAGCCGGCGACCAGGCCGCTGCCGACGATCCCGCGCGCGCGCGCGTTCACCAGCTGAGGTAACACCATGCCCGAAGCACCGCAACGTCGCCGGCTCGAAGGCGACACGGTCCAGCTCGCCCCGCAGTTTCGCGATTTCACCGTCGATCGCGCCAAGGTCGACATCGACAAGCGCACCGTCGAGCTGACCTTCTCCAGCGAGTTGCCCTATGAGCGTTGGTGGGGTACCGAAGTGCTCGACCACTCGCCGGATTCAATCGACCTGACCCGGCTGAGCAACGGCGGCGCGCTGCTCATGGACCACGACACGCGCGACCAGGTCGGCGTGATCGAGCGCGCGTGGGTCGACAACAAAGTCGGCCGCGCGATTGTGCGCTTCAGCCGCAGTGCGCGCGGCGAGGAAATCCTGCGCGACGTGCAGGACGGCATCCGCTCGCTCGTCTCGGTCGGCTACCAGATCGACGAGATGCGCCTCGAAACCGTCGTGGACGACCACGAGACCTACCGCATCAGCCGCTGGACGCCGTTCGAGGTGTCCCTCGTGGCCGTGCCTGCCGACCCGAGCGTGGGCGTCGGGCGAGAGCAAGACCAACACGGGCCGCAGTACGCCGTACGCGTGCATCGGCCCGCAGGCAGCACCGAGCAGTCCCCGGCGAACCCCGCCACCACTACAGGAGTAACACCCATGACCACCGTCACGGAAAACGCCCCGGCGGGCGCTGCCGCCGATCCGCACGCGCTGTCCCCCGACACGCAGCGCAAGCTAGAGCAGTCGCGCTGTGCCGCCCTGTCCTGCTTGGCCGAGCAGAACGCCATTCCGGCCGGAGTCGTGCGCGGCTGGATCGAATCCGGCAAGACCGTCGACATGGCCGCCGAAGACACCCTCAAACTGCTCGAGAAGCGCGCCAAAGACGGCGATCTCCAAGGCAAACTCGACATGCCGGCCAAGGACGTCAAAAACTACTCTTTGCTGCGCGCCATCCATGCCGTGGTCGAGCGCAACTGGGACCAGGCCGGCCTGGAAAAAGAAGCGCACGACACCATGCAGCAGAAGCTGGGACGCATGCCGAAATCGGCGAACGCGTTCTTCGTGCCGATGGACGTACAGACGCGCCAGCTCGCTAACAATGACGACATCATGCGTCGGGTCAACGAGCGCGTCGCCCGGGTAACCGGCCGTCGCGACCTGACCGTCGGCACGGCCAGCGCTGGCGGCTATCTGGTCTCCACTCAGAATATGGGTTTCATCGACCTGCTGCGCAATACCACCGTGCTCTACGCCATGGGCGCACGGCGCATGGGAGGTCTGACCGATTCCATCACCATCCCGCGCCAGACCTCCGGCGCGACCGCCTACTGGCTATCGACCGAGGCGACGCAGATCACCGAGAGCCAAATGGTGCTGGGTCAAATCGCCATGACGCCCAAAACCGTCGGCGCTTATACCGAGATCAGCCGCCAGCTAGCGCTCCAGTCCAGTCCGGATGCCGAGGCGCTCGTCATGGCCGACCTGGCCGCTCAGGTTGGCGTGGACATCGATGCAAAGGGCATCTCCGGTTCCGGTTCCTCGGGCCAGCCAACCGGCATCACCAATGTCTCGGGCGTCGGTTCGGTGAGCGGCACCTCGCTCGCCTATGCCGGCGTCATAGAGTTCATGACCGATGTTTTCGGTGCCAATGTGCCGTTGGCCAATGCCGGCTACGTGACCACCGGCGCAGTGGCCGGGCTGCTCAAGGCGAGGGTCAAATTCAGCTCGACCGCCTCGCCCGTTTGGGACGGCCGGCTCGAATCCGCCAGCGTCGACGGGTACCCGGCAATGGCGTCGAACAACATGCCCGCTGCGACCATGATTTTCGGCGATTTTTCTCAGGTGATCATCGCCGAGTGGGGCGTGCTCGAAGTCGACGTGAATCCGTATGCGAATTTTCAAGCCGGCATCATCGGCGTGCGCGCGATTGCGTCGATCGACATTGCAGTGCGCTACCCCGGCGCATTCTCGATCGCGAGTTCGATCACCTGATCCACATCGAGGGCACGCGCCGGTCTGGTGCGTGCCCTCGTTATTTTCCATCAAGAGGAAACCCTCATGCTCAGCAATGCCGCCAATGACCGCACCCTGACCCTGGTCAAAGTCGAGTGCCTCATCCCGTTTCGCCTCCGCGAGAACAACGTGACCCGCATCGTGCGCGGTCGCGAGATTGACAAAACCGGTGCCGTCACAAAAAACGGCGAGCTGGTGGACGTCGAATTTTGGTTAGCTAACGCGCTGGCAAATCACAACCCGCCCAAAGTCGGGCCGGCCAGCGATATCGGCCGCAAGGCGCTTGAGCGCCAACAAGCCGCGGCCTGAGCACACCCTCCGGGGGAGCCACCTCGCCCCCGGCCGAACCGATGACCACCGAAAACGCGGACGTGCTCGTAGCGGGCAGGCCACGCAAAGGAGAACGCGATGTTGGGTAACCAGGCGCAGGCCGCCATAGCAACAACTCTGCTCGATCCGATCAGTGCGGCTAATACCGCAGCGGCCACCAGCGGCTGGGCCGACGTACGCGATGCCGAAGGCGATCTCATGTTTACCGTGCAGGTCGGCACTCTCACCGGCTCCATCACCTGGACCATCCAGGACGCGACCGACAGCAGTGGCACCGGCGCTGCCGGCATCACGCCCAACGAGGGCGCGTTCGCCGCCGGCGCGGCCAACCAGATCCAGAAACGGACCATCAATGCGTCTGCCGTGCGCGGCTGGGTGCGCGTGGTCGGCACGATCGTCACCGGCCCGGCATTGGTCGCCGCGAACATAAAGCGGCACTCGAAATACGTCTGATACGTCTGATGATCCCGGGAATCGAAACAAACTTGTAGAGGGTGCACCATTATGACGATTCGCTACCTGACGGTTTTCCGCAATGCTGGTCAGCTCACGACGATAGGTGAGCGCGCCGATTTCGCGCCAGAAAAAGAAGCGCAGTTTGTGGTCGAGGGCAAAGCGGAATACCTCTACGTCGACCCGCCACAAATCGGGTACAACGAAATCGCCGACCCATTGTCGCGGCTGACCCGGAGCTCCAACCTCGCCCACCAGCGGTGGGGCCGGCGCCCAATGGTGAACGGGCTGCACGGCAGCGAGACCGGCGCGCGCGAGTTCCGACGCCTGGGCGGCAAGATCGTCGCGTACTACTATAGCGAGTGGCGCCAGTACGGCAACACCTACAATCGGTGGCCGTGGAAGTGGTTCGTTAACTACTCCGACAGATTGCCGTTGTTGTCCACGCCACTGCCATCGAAGCAATTGTGGCCGCTGGAATACGCTACCGACGGATTCACCGTGGGCGGCGCCACCTGGGCGCTGGTCGGCTATAGCGCCTTTAGCGCCGACTATGCGGGCTGGAGCGCCACCAACGCGACGCTGTCGGTTTCCGCCGGTGTCGCGACGTTGACCGCGACCGGGTCGGGGCTCAATAACGCGATACTGGCCTCGCCGGTCTCGCCCACGCTCGACGTGCCGTGCGACGACATCTCGTTTATCAGGGTCCGTGTCGAGCTCACCACCGTCGTTGCGGGTACTACGTGGAAGGGGCGCATCTACTACGCCACCGCGGCATCGACTTCTTTCGACGAGACCAAGACACTGCACATTGCCGAGCCCGTCAGCACCACCGGGATCCACGACATCATCGTCCCGATACCGGCCGGCCAGCCTAATTGGCTCGGCGGTGTCCTGACCCGCCTGCGCATCGACCTGTGGAGCGGCGTAGGCACGGTCATGAAATTGCACGCGTGGCTCGGCTATCGCGGCTATGTGCGCGTGACCGCGACCGGAACCGACCCTATTCTCTACAGCCAGACCCCGCTGGGGATCGCTGCGGCCGACTACAAGACCGCGGTGATCGACGTGCGCAAGGTCGCAGGCACTACCTGGGAAGGCAAACTTTTCTGGATCACCGAAGCCGACACAACTTACAACGCCGGCAAATCCATGACGGTGAGCGAACCGTCGTGGGACGGCAAATGGAAAACGCTGACAGTCGATCTGAGTGCCAAAGCGGAATGGACCGGCACCATCCGTCAATTTCGATGGGATCTGGGCGGGTCCGCCGATTTTGTGATTGACGCGCGCAAAGCCGAACTGCGCCCGATCGCGGGCTCAGTGGTCGAGCTGGTTCAGAACCAAACCCTGGGCCTCGACAGCGACGATCAGAACGGCGTCGACTGGGAGATCCGGACCGCATACGGCAACGGTATCGATGTTTTCACGCACAATTTTTACTGGAATTCCGCTATCGGATTCGGCACCGGCAACCACCAGGAAAATGCGCTCGAACGCCACGCCTGCTCGCAGGCCGAGCCGAACATGAAATTTTGTTTGCAGTGGTCGAATCTCGACGCTACGAATCCGTTCTCGACCGCCGCCGATATCAATCCAATGCTCGACAAGTGGCACAGCTATTTCCGCTTCGGCCGGTACTGGAAGATCGGCGGCAAACCCGTGGTGTTCATTTTCAGCACCGCCAACCTCAAGGCGTGGGCCGCGACCCTCTGGAGCATCCCCGCCGACAACGACGCGGTGAAGCGATTTCTCGACGAGATGGACGCGTACCTCGTGGCCCTCTCTGGCAGCTATGCGCCACAGGGCGTCTACTGGGTGACGCAGCAGCATAACGCTGACCCGGTTCTGACCGGGCGCGCGCTCGGGTACGTGGGGACGAACGAATATGCCGGATTCGACGCCGGCACGCGCTACAACTTCTTCGGCTACTCGCGCACGATCGTCCAGACTATATCTGGCGGCACCCTCGCCGACGGCTACCCGTCGAATATCGCGCCGCTCATGAGTTTCGCGCAACTGCGCGAGGCCTACCTCGGCGCGGCGCGGTGGATCGTGCGCGAGAGCGGCTCGCTGCTCCCCTACTGGTATCCCGTGCTCGCCGGGTGGGACCTGCGCGCATGGATGGGCTACAAGGGCGTCACCGCCCCGCCGCCAGCCTACAACACCATATCGACGCCTGAGGAATTCGCCGCCGCGCTTCGCGACGCCAGGGACTACACGCTGGCCAACCTCGCTGCGATGCAGTCGCCGGAAGGGCCCGTGGTCACGATCTGCGCTTGGAACGAGTTTGGCGAAGGTTCGTTTATCGCGCCGTCGCGGCGCTATCATTTCCAAATGTGCGAGGCCGTGTTGCGCGTCTTCGGGCACGCCGAGGGCTGACCGCGTGTTCGAGACCCTCGCCGATTTCACTGCCGCCGCAGACTTCGGCGTGGGCGCCGTCTGGTCTGTAGGCGCGGCCTCTGTCGACGGCATTTTCGATGCCGGCTACCAAGCGGCCGCGCAGGGCGCATTCGCCGGCGTCGAGAGCGCGCGCTTCACCTTCACGTGCGCCGCGGCTGACGTTCCCACCGTCGCGCACGGCCAGACCATGACCATCAACAGCGTCGCCTACGTCATCCGCGGCGTACATCCCGACGGCACCGGCATGGTCCTGCTCGACCTGCAGGAGCCCTGATGGCCAACCACCTCCGCCAGCAACTGCGCGAAGCCGTCGCGACCCGGTTGATCGGGCTCACCACCACCAGCACGCGCGTGTTCCAGTCGCGCGTGTACGCGCTCGAATCCGGCGATCTGCCGGCGCTGCGGGTCTACGCGCTCAGCGACGAAGTGCAGGACGCCACTGTCGGCACGCTGATCGGGCGGCGCTGTGCGCTCGTCATCGAAGGCTGTGCCAAGGCGGCGGCCGATCTCGATGACGTCATCGACACCATTGCCAAAGAGGTTGAGGTCGCGCTCGCCACCGCCGTCACTGTCAGCGGCCGATCCATCGGCGTGCTTTACGAGGGCTGCTCGATCGACTTCGACGCCGAGGCCGCCAAGCCGCACGGCCTCATCACCATGAACTACAGCGCGACGCTCTACCACGACCGCGCCACACCGGACGCGCTGTAACCACCGGTAACTACCTACCACCCACGCAGCACCGCGATGTCCGCTCATCGATGAGCGGCCGTTTGCATTTCTAGAGGAGCAATCCAGCATGGCAAATGTATCGATTTGGGCCGGCGTGGCGGTGGCGATTCAGTCCGCGCTCGCCGCCTCGAAGACCGTCACCGCGGTCACCAAGGCGAGCCCGGGCGCGGTCAGCAGCACCGCTCACGGCTACAGCGACGGCGACTACGTGCTCATCACCGCGCTCGGCATGAGCCAGATCAACGGCCGCGTGTTTCGCGTTTCCGGCTCCGCCACGAATTCATTCAACCTGGAGGCCGAAGACACCACGCTGTACGACACGTTCACCAGCGGCGGCGCGCAGAAAATCACATTCGGCACGACCGTCTCAACGCTGACCACGGTAAACGCCTCCGGCGGAGACTTCGATTTCATCGACACCACCACGATCCACGACCTGATCAAGTCGCAGATCCCGGGACAGGCGACGTCGTCCACGTATACCTTCGACTCCATCTGGGACGTGGCCGATGCCGGTTTGGTCGCCCTAAAAACCGCGTCCGATAACAAGGCGCAACGCTGCGTGCGCTTCACCTTCGCAAACGCGCAAAAACTTGTTTTCAACGGCTATATCGGCACCACGCTATCGCCCACCGGCAGCGCCGGCGACAAGGTCACCACCCCCGTCACCATCACGGCATTCGGCCGTCCGACGGTCTACTCCACCTGATGCCGAGCCTGATCGAGCGCCGCATGGCCGGGCGCGAACAGTGGATCGAGGTAGACGGATTCGAACTGCGGATCCGCCGGCCGACGCGATTCCAGATGGCCGTCTGGAAGGCTCGCAGCGATGCCAACGACGCGCTCGCAACGCCCGACCCGGCCTACGGAATGTTGCAGAATCTCGAAGTGTTGCGCGAATGCGTGATCGACTGGCGCAAGGTCACCGAGCTCACCCTGCAGGTGCCCGGCGGCGATGGTGCCGTTCTCCCGTTCGATGCCGCTCTGCTGCTCGACTACATGGCCGAGCAGATCACGCTCATGGTCGCGACCATCAACGCTATTTATGCGGCGGTGCAGGCCGACGAAGAGCGCAAGGCGGCCACCACAAAAAACTGAAGGCGGCCCTCGAAGCCGCGCAGTTCTCTCGCGCGTTCGGTGCTCCGGGCGCGCAAGCAACTCACGACCCGGTCACCGAGTGCGTGATCGCCGCCTGGAACCTGATGGGCGGTGAGATCGCCTGGGCCGCCCTCGACCACATTGCCGACCTGGTGGGCCTGGAGCGCGACGCGCTCATCCACGGCCTGTCCCAGATCCGCGACCACTACCGCGAGCAGGAAGAGAGGAAGCGCTGACAACAATGGCCGGCCTGGACATCAAGATAAGCGTCGATGCCGCCAGCATCCGCCTGCAGCTCGATCGCCTGCAGGGCAACGCCATTCCGCGCGCCACCGCGCGTGCGTTGAACCGCGCGGCCACCAGCGTGCGCGACGCGGCGGCGAAAGAGATTCGCAAGGTCTTCCCGCTGCTCAAAGCGAGGTCCGTCAAGGGCCGACTGCGGATCAAGCCGGCGCGAGCGAACTTCCTCGAAGCCCTGATCGCCGCCCGTGGCGACTACGACCCGCCGCTGTACCTGTTCGACCCGAAGTGGCGGCAGCGCCAGGCGGGCGGTGCGACGATCCGCAGCGGGCGCGGCGGCCGCCTGACCGTGGCCGGGGCGTTCACCGCGCGCACGCGCTACGGCCGGCTCGCGGTGTTCCGGCGCGAGGGCGCGAGCCGCAGGCCGCTGCAATTCCTGCGCGCCTCCGACGCCGGTCTGCCCACCCTCGCCGGCGTGCTGCTCCAGAGCGCTGTGCAGACATCACTCGCCAGCATCGGGCGCGCCCGCTTCGCCCAGGTGTTCGAACAAGAGGCGCGCTTCCGGCTCGCGAAAGTGATCAATTAATGGCTGAAGCCTCGATCCTCCTCACCGCGCGCGACGAGACGCGCGGTGCCTTCGATAGCGTCGGCCGCTCGCTCACCAGCCTGCAGGGCACCGCCAGGTCGCTCACCGGCGTGCTGGCCGGCCTGGGCGCGGGCGTGTCGATCGCTGGCCTTGTCGGGCTGGTGAAGGGCTCGATCGACGCCGCCGACAACCTCAACAAACTCTCCCAGCGTGTCGGCACGTCGGTCGAAAGTCTCAGCAAGCTGCAATATGCGGCCAAGCTCTCAGACATCAGCACCGAACAGCTCGGCGACGGACTCAAAAAACTCGCCGTCAATTTACAGGCGGCCGGGCGCGGTTCGGGCGACGCGGTCGAGGCGTTCAAGGCGCTCGGATTCCAGCAGAAAGAACTGCTAAGCCTGCGCCCTGATGAAGCGCTGGCACGGATCGCCACCGCATTCGCCGGCATCGAAGACGGCGCCGGCAAAATTGCGCTGCAGGCGCAGATTTTCGGGCGCTTCTCCGACCTGATTCCACTGCTGAACGCCGGCGCCGACGGACTCAAGCGCTACGGCGACGAAGCGCAGCGCCTGGGCGTTGTGATCGGGGCCGACGCCGCGCGGGCGGCCGAGGAATTCAACGACCAGCTCACGCGGCTGTCCGCGAGTTCGCAGGCGCTCGGCATCAGCCTCGCCAACGCCGCGTTGCCGACGCTCGCCAAGTTCACCGAGCAGCTGCTCGAATCCAAGCGCATCTTCGGCTCGTTCGCCTCGGCGCTGCTCAACATCGGTTTTGCGATCGACCCGTTTAAATCGCTGGGCGAGAACATCAAGGTGTACCGGGGCGAAGTCGAGCGCCTCGATGCAGCGCTGAAGAACCTGAGCGCCACCGGTGGCGCCAGCTCCAAGTTGTTCGGCACGCTGAGCGGGCAGCGCGACACCGCCGGCAAGCGGCTGGAGTTCCTTCAGCTCCAGCAGCGCCAGGACGCCAACGCGCTGATCAGCCCATCCAATTCCGACGCTCGCGATCTGGCCCTGGCCGGCAGCGGCAGCACGGCCAAGCGCAAAGCGCCGGGGCTACCCAGCAAGGGCGGCGGCAACGGCGGCGGCAACGGCGCCGCCGAACGCGATCGCGCCCTGATCGACTCGGTGCGCGAGACCGGCCGGCTGACCGCCGCCGCCGCCAAGGACGCCGCCGAGATCGCCGAGGTCTATAACAAGATCGACCTTGAGGACCAGGCCAAGCGCGACAAGGCCGCGCTCGACGAGACCACAAAGTCCGCGCGCGATCTGCAGAGCATCCTGAGCCAGACCACCAGCGGTAAGTTGGGCGAGATCGAGCGCGAGCAGGGCGTGCTCAACGATGCGTTGGTGACCGGCAAGATCAACGCCGAACAGTTCACCGAGGCGTTCGACGCGCTCGACGCCAAACGCAACGACGTACTCGGCCGTGGCGCGAACTCGTTTTCGAAAATCGCGAAGGACGGCATCGACGCATTCAAAGACCTCGAATTCGCTGTCCAGGGCTGGGGCCGCCAGTTCACCGACACGCTCGCCGATGCCGTGGTGACGGGCAAGCTCAATTTCCGCAGCCTCGCGCAGTCGATCGTCAGTGATCTGCTGCGCATGACTATCCAAGCGCAGATCACCGCGCCGCTGTTCAAAGCGATTTCCAGCTTCAGTTTCTTCTCCAACGGCGGCGTATTCGGTTCCGGCGGACTGACCCCGTTCGCATCCGGCGGCGTGGTCACCCGCCCGACGCTATTTCCGTTCGCCAACGGGACGGGGCTGATGGGCGAGGCGGGCCCCGAGGCGATCATGCCGCTGCGCCGCGGCCCTGGTGGGCGCCTGGGCGTCGAGGCCGCCGGCGGCGGGGGAGCAGCGATCAACGTCTACATCGACTCGCGCTCCGACCGCGCCCTGGTGCAGCAAGAGGTCGACCGCGCGGTGCGCACCGCGCTCGCCCAACAGCGCGACAGCCAACGGCGCGGGGGCTGATCGATGGCCACCGTCATTACGTTCCCGACGCTGACCGCCACCGCGCCGGCGCGCATGCGCTGGGGGCAGGTCAGCAACACGCAGGTCAGCGTGTCGCCACTGAATGGCACTATCCAAACGCAGGAGCTACCCGGCGCGCGCTGGCAGATCTCGGTCGACTACCCGCCGCTGACCGATGCAGACGCCGCGCTCATGCGCGCGTTCCTCATCAAGATGCGCGGCCAGGCGTGCCGGGTCGATCTGTGGCCGTTCGATCGCGAGACCCCGCGCGGCACCGCCGGCGGCACGCCGCTGGTGAACGGCGCGAGCCAGACCGGCGCCTCCCTAATCACCGACGGCTGGACGGCGGGCGCAACCCTGCTAGTCGGCGACTTCTTCGCCGTCGGTACGCAGCTCTTTATGGTGGCCGCCGACGCAACGGCGAGCGGTGGCGGCGCGATGACCATCACGGTCGAACCGCCGATTCGCACCTCCCCGGCCGACAACGCCGCCCTGACAACCAGTAAGGCAAAAGCGCGATTCATGCTCGCCAACCCCGAGGTCGGCTGGGATGTCGCTCAGCGCGGCTTTGCGAATTTTTCGTTCGATCTGATCGAGGCATTCTCATGACTCCTAGCCTATGAGCCGCACCCTGACTGCCGCCGTCGACACCGCCCTGCAGGCCGACCACGTCGCCATCGTCGCTTTCGTCGAAATGAATTTCGGCAGCGGCTTCGTGCGCGTGTGCAGCGCCGGGTATTCGATCGACTGGGACGGCTACACCTGGACCGGCCTGGGCAATCTGGCGGCGATCGAGGCGATCGGCGAATCGGCCGACTTCTTCGCGCATGGGGTCGCTTTCAAGCTCTCGGGCATCCCGGCAGCAATGGTTACGACCGCGCGCACCGAGCACTACCAAGGCCGGCCGGTGAAGGTCTGGATCGCTCCGCTGACGGCGAACCACGCCGTCCTGGCGGATCCCTATCTCGCATGGATCGGCCGCATGGATGTGATGACGATTCAGGTCGGCAAAACCGCGACCATTTCGCTGTCGTCGGAGACGCGCTTCGCTGACTGGGACCGGCCGCGCACGCGGCTCTACAGCGACGCCGATCAGCAATCCGAATACTCCGGTGACACCGGTTTTCGCTGGCTCGAGCAGCTGGCCGAAAAAACGCTGAACTGGGGGCAGGCCGGCGGCGCAGTCCCGCCGCAACCGCCGCGCATCCCGCTCGGCGGAGTGTTGGGGTCGGCGATCTCCCGCTGAACATGCGACTCGAACACTGGCCCGAGCTGCTCGACGCCTACGTGGCATCAGTAGCACGCACCCCGTTCGCGTGGGGCTCGCACGACTGTTGCACACTCGCAGCCGACTGGGTGCTCGCCTGCACCGGCGTCGACCCGATGGCACCCCTGCGCGGCACGTACCGCACGTCGACCGGCGCACAGCGCATCTTGTTCTCCAACGGCGGCATCGAGGCGATGGCGGGCGCCGCGCTCGGCGGAGTGATCGCTACAGCGTTCGCGCAGCGCGGCGACGTCGTGCTGGCCGCGCGCAGCTTGGGTCCGACCCTGGGAGTTTGTATCGGAGTTGATGCGATTTTTCCCGGCATCGACGGCGCGGAGCGTCTGTTGATTATGCGGTGCACGCGCGCGTGGCGAGTGAGCTGAGATGCCGCCGCTGATCCCGATACTGATCGCGGCCGGACTGTCCGCGACCGCTGCGAGCGTGGTCGCGTTCGTCGTGCAGGTCGCTGTGTTCGCGCTGGTCGCCAAAGCGCTCGCGCCGAAGCAGAAGAGGCCCGGCGCCGGGCCTGAGGCGAGCCAGGATCGCAGCGTCGTGGTGCGCTCGACCACGGAGGCGCATCGCATCGTCTACGGCCGCGTGATCACCTCCGGCATGCTGGCCTACTTCGAGACCACCGGCGCATCGAAGGAGTACGCTCACATGGTCGTCATCCTTGCCGCGCACGAGATCAAATCGATCAACCGCGTGTGGCTGGACGACACCGAGATCGGCGCCGTCGACGGCTCGGGCAACGTGACGTCGGGCCGCTACAGCGGCGTCGCGCGCGTGATCAAGGCAATGGGCAGCACGTCGCAGGCGGCCGATGCGACGCTTATCTCCGAATCCGGTGGCGTGTACACCTCGACCGACAGGTGGCGCGGGCGGGCCTATCTGTACCTGCGCATCAAGCGCGACGACACGGCGTTTCCCAACGGCCTGCCGAATGTGCGCTGCGAGATCGACGGACGTCTGTGCTACGACCCGCGCGACGCCGCCACGCGCTGGACCATGAACCCGATCCTGATCCAGCGCGATATCCTGACCTCCGCCTGGGGCCTGTCGGCCGACAGCACCGAGATCGACGACTCGCTCGCCAGCGCCAGCGCGAACGTGTGCGATGAGCGGGTAACCGTGTCCGCCTACACGTCCTCCGCGATAGCGGCGGATGCAACGGCCGAAACGCTGACCTTCGCCGCCATCGAGATCCGGTTCGGCGCCGGCGACGGCGTCACTATCGCGAGCACCGGCACGCTGCCGGGCAATCTCTCGGCCGCGACCACGTACTACGTGATCCGCCGCGGCGACAACGTCGTGCAGCTCGCCACCACATTTGCCGATGCGCTCGCGGGCACCGCGCGCAATATCACCAGCACCGGAACCGGCACGATCACGCTCGGGCACGTCGATCAGGTGCGTTACACGTGCAATGGAACGTTCACGCGCAGCACCGGCCCGAAAGAGATGCTCGATGCTGCCGGCATGACTCACGCCGGGCCGCCGCCGATTTTCCGCGAAGGGCTTTGGCGCCTGCATGCCGGCGCGTGGTCCGCGCCGGCGGTAACCCTGAGCGAATCCGATCTGCGTGACGACGTGACCGAGCAGGTGCGCCCGGCCCGGCAGTCCCTGTTCAACGCGGTGCGCGGCACTTACTCGCCGGGCTACAACTCGACCCAGGTCGATTTTTTTCCGGTGACCAACGCAACTTATGAGACGCAGGACGGCAGCGTCCAGATCTACAAAGACCTCGACTTTCCTATGGTCGACAACACCGTGCGCGCGCAACGGCTCGCCAAACTCGCGCTCGAATTGTCGCGCCGCGGCTCGATGCTCACTCTGCCGTGCAAGCTCACCGCACTGCGCGTCGCTACGTGGGACACGATCACGCTGAACCTCGCGGTGCTCGGCATCTCCGGCGTGACCTACCGCGTGAAGGGCTGGAGGCTCACGGCAGAGAACGGCGTGCTCGGCGTCGACCTGACCGTACAGGCTGAGGACTCAACCGCCTACGGCTGGAGCAGCAGCGACGCGACGGCGCCCACCGTGCCGCCGGATCTGGTGCTGCCGAATCCATCCGTGATCGCCCCGCCGACGTCGCTCGTGATGAGCAGCGGTACCGCAGATTTACTCAAGACCGGTGACGGCACAATTATCAGCCGCGTCAAGGTGAGCTTTGCCGGCGCGGCCGAGCCTAATTTGTGGCGCTACGAGTTGCAGTGGAAAAAAACCACCGAGACCGACTACAACACGGTCTACATGCCATCGGATTCGACCGTCTACTACCTCGCGCCGGTCGAGGATGGCATCAACTACAACATCCAGGTGCGCACCCATGCCGTGCTCGGTCCGCGCTCGGCCTGGTTGACCGGCGTTCATACCGTCATCGGCAAGACCGCCGCGCCGACCGCCCCTTCGTCGCTCGGCGTGACCACCGCCACCGGCGGATTCGATCTCACGTGGTCCGCCTGCCCGGACGCCGACTATTTCGCCACTCAGGTTTACGAGTCGAGCACAAACGTGCGCAGCAGCGCCACGCAGATCGCCGAGATCTCCAGCACGCGCCTTGCGCGCAGCGGCCTGGCCGGCGGCCTGACACGCTTCTACTGGGTGCGGCACGTAGACACCACCGGCAATGTGTCGAGCTTCTACCCGGTCAGCGCCACCGGCGGCGTCAGCGGGGTGACCGGCGGCACCGGCGACGAGCTGCACATCACGCACGATTTCACCGCCTATCTGGCCGGCGGCGCGAGCGGATACATGACCGGCGCGGGCTATTGGCTAGGCTATAACGGCGGCTTCTACCGCATGCACCTGGGCAACCCGGACGGCAGTTACATGGCCTGGACCGGCCAGCACCTGAGCATCGGCGGCAGCGGGCTCGGACTCGACATCAAAGGCGCGGCCCTGCGCAGCGGCGCTATCGGCATGCTGGCCGGCAGCGGATTCTTTGCCGGCTACACCCAGAACCTGTTGCAGCGGACCGAGGATTTCGCGCACGCGTTTTGGCTTAAGGCCAACGTCACCATCACTGCCGCTGGCGTGTCGCCGACGGGCACCACGGCCAATCAGTTGACTCTGTCCGGTGCGTCCGCCGGCAACCAGGTATACCCGTCTTTCACCCCGACCAGCACAGGCAACCGCTACGCGCAGAGCGTCTGGATGCGTGCCGGCAACGTCAGCACGGCCAAGCTCTATGTGTACGACTTCACCGCCGGCGCTTATGTGCCGGGCCACGGTGCCATCCTCGAGGGCCCCGGCTCGGTCGCTCTCGATGCACTGGGCGCCGTCGATGTGAGCGCGTTGTCGACTACTGTATGGACGCGGGTAGGGCTAGTGACCGATGCCGCGGTCCCGAGCGGTAATTCCTTCACAATATTTTTTGCGCATCAGGGTAGCAACGGCTACGGCACGAGCACCATTGGCGATTATTTCTACGCCTGGGGCGCGCAGCTCAACGACGGAACCGGCGCCTCCGCCTACCAGCAGGCCACCACCGCCTCCGTGGCCGGCGCCTGGCGCATGATGATCGGCAATTCGCTCGGCAACAACGCGCAGTGGGACGGGACGAATCTCACTGTTACTGGCGGTGTGCTGGCCAGCACAATCGTGGCCGGCGACGTGCAGGTAAATACTACCGGCAACGTGCGCGGCGGCCAGAGCGCCTACAACACCGGCGCGGGATTTTTCCTCGGCTACTCCGGCGGGGCCTACAAATTCTCGATCGGCAACCCGGCCGGGAATTACATGACCTGGGACGGCAGCAGCCTGTTGGCATCCGGCCAGATCATCGATACGCGCTCGTACCAGGCCGGCTCGCTCGCGATTGCCGCGAGCAGCAAACAGGTGTTCCCGGGCACCACCGGATATGTTAAATACATACAAATCACCGTCGCGCGCAGCGGCACGCTGACGGTCGATTTCACCATCGGTGGTGGAATTTTCGGCGGCACCACATACGGCAAAATCTACCGCAACGGCTCCGCGGTCGGCACCGAGCGATCCGTCGCCGGCACCGGCACCACCGGATTCTCAGAGGACATCGCGTCTATTTCCGCCGGCGACACGATCGAGCTCTGGGGCAAATTTGGGGGCAGTGGCGGCGGATGGATTCAGGACTACACCCTGAAAAACTCTTTCCGGATCGGCGAGTTCGTCTCGCTCCAATGAACGAAATTCATTGATGACGAGCCTGCCAGTCATCCCCGAGTGGGCTCTCTCCTGGTTCTGGGTTGGGCTCGGCGCGATCTCATTTGGGCTGTCAGTACTGTTTGTGATTCACCTGTGGTGTAGCACAAACAAATGAGCATCTGGCCCGAACAGGTTCTGCTTGTCGGAATCGGCGTTTTGCTGGTCGCGATTGCCGCTTTTTTCCGCTGCCGGCGCGCGCAGAAGGACCCCCGGCGTCGCGCTGACGACTACGAGGACACCATCATCGTAACGCGTCAAACGAGGGTAACGCGTCTTGCGACCGAGACGACCGAATCTATTGAGCGAGATCCGTAAATGATCACCGACGGCGAGCGCAGGGCGAAGGGCGTAGATCGGCGAAAACGCGCGCGCAACGAGCGCATCGGCGCGGCTGTCGTGTGCGCGCTGAATGCAATCGGGCATCTGCCGCTGATCCTCAAATTGATGGCCGGCATATCGGCCGCATTCTGGCTCGGCATTTCGCTACTCGGCATGGCCGCAAAACAATTGGGATACCTGTAATGCACCTGACCGTACAGCGATTTGCACTGAAGGACGACCGCACAATCGGCGAGATGATTATGGACGGAAAACATTTCGCATGGACGCTAGAGGACCGGATGCGAGAACTGCACGACGTGTCCGGATGGCACTGGATTGGCTCGCTAAAGGTGCCCAAGCTAACCGCAATTCCGGCGGGAGTATACGAGATCATTACGAGCTATTCGGAGCGATTCCAGCGCGTTTTGCCGATGATGTTAAGCGTCCCGAATTTCGAGGCAATCCGCATCCACGGCGGCAACGGGCCGGACAATACCGAGGGTTGCATTCTGGTAGGCGCAAACAAGGACGCCGAACGCATCTGGAATTGCGCCGGTGTAGTCGCAGAGCTGACGTATCGGATTCGAGACGCGACAGCAAGCGGCAAAGTTTTTTGTGAGGTACTTAACCCATGATCCGAAAATGATAGAGCTAGGACTGCGGGAAATGTTGGCGCGAATCGCTCACGTAGCCGACGCGGATATCGTCTATCAGGTCCGCGCCGTGCCGATCTCGCACCTGGATGCACGCACGATCATCTCGGCGCTAAATACGCTGACCGCTTTGCGACAGTTAGAAGCGGCCGGCGAGCTGTCGAATGAGCTGATCGCGAAATTGCTCGAAGAAAAACCGCTAGCGCCATTCCCGAAACCGAAAGAATCGAAACTCACGCCCATGTCGATGCACCAGGACGACGAGGACAAAAAGGGATGAGCGAATCGGTGCGAAATCAATACGTACCGCAGTACATTCTGGCCGCTATCGTTATCGTCGGGTTCTTCTCCGTTATGTCGTTGATGCTGCTAACGGACAAGCCGGGCGTCGACATCCTGATCGGCGGGCTGGCGGCGGCATTCGGATCGGTGGTCGGATATTTCTACGGATCTTCCGCGAGCAGCGGGCGCAAGGACGAGATCATCGCGAACTCTGTCCCGATGGACAAATGATTCCCGCGCTCAATTGGGGGCGCATCGGGATTTATGCCGCCCTTGTCGCCCTCATTTTTGGCGCGGGCTATTTTGGGGGATGGAAAGGACAGCATGACAAGATCATTTCAATGCAGGCTGTTGGGCAAGCGGAGGACGAGCGCTACAGAAAATTGGAAACGGAGACATCTGATGCGCAGACGATCGTTGTCAACCGCTTCCAGGAGATTCGCGCTGCTGATCGCGCTGGCTGGGATCGTATCCGGGTGCGCCTCCAATCCCGTGCCGGTGGAGTGCCCACGGTTCACGCCGAGCCCGGCAGCGCTCCAGCCCCTGGGGGGGCCGGACTGGAAGGGACTTGCTTCGAGGCAGATCGAGGCCTTCCGGCAGATATCGTCACCGCCCTTGAGTCCGGCGAAACCATCGAGCGGACCTTGACGCTATGTCAATCAGAACTGCAAGCATGCGCGGCGCTGCGCTGATCCTGCTGTTCGCGGTCAACGCGAGCGCGGTCGAGTTGACCGGGGATCAATCTGCAATGCTGTATCACATCGCCATCGGTCATATGGGGTACATCCCCGAGCACGCGCCAGAGGTCCGCATTACCGCTGACATGCCGTGCAGAGCCTGCAAGGGCTATCAGACCGAGGGCACGGTCTACGTGCTGGATACGCTGGATTTTGCGCAGCCGTATGACAGTTCCATTTTGCTGCACGAGTTCGTGCATTACGTGCAGTGGAGCCGGGACGGCACGGCGAAGGGGTGCTCGGACTGGCTGGCGCGCGAAGCCCAGGCGTATGGAATCCAGGCCCTTTCGTTAGAGAAAGCCGGCGAGGATTCGCAACGAGTCAGGCTCGCCGCGCGGATGGTCGGGTGCCGGTAGATAGCCTCTACAATTCCCGCGAAAGGGCAAGGTACAACGCGCGCGTTTCTATCGGTTCAGTGCTCCGCGTATTTCTCCATGCAAAACCGTATGCCAAATCTTCATAGTCGACCCACAATTTATATTTGTACTGGTGGTGGATAGGCCGTGCACAGCACAGTCTCGCATCGCCTGATGCGAGGGAGCGGATGAGGTTACGGATGGTCGCGTATTCTGGTGTCGGCTCTGCTATATCGAGCAATCTGTGGAACCATTCATCGGCCGCCTTGTAGTCGTCGATTTCGCTCACGTCATTCCCTCCTTATAGCAGCCGTATGCATCGCGCCGGTGGTCAATCGCGCAGCAAACCCAGCACGCTACTGCATCGCAGCGATTAGCGTAAACGGTTTCGCAAATCCCGCAGCGGAACCGCGCGACGATGTTAATTTCGCTCATATGCGATCACGGGTCCAGCGGCATAGGGGCGCACAGCCGGAACAGATCCCACATCGCGGGGTGCATGCGCGTGACGCCGCTCTCCCATGCCGCCCATGAGGACCTCGAGCAGTGTAGTAGGGCAGCGGCGGCTGTCTGGGAGAGGCCAGAGGCCGCGCGCGCCTGGCGGATGGAGTCCGGGGAGGGAGACCGGCCCGAGGGGCCGGGGGTGAGGTCAGGCTCCACCATGGGGCCATGGGGCATTACGTGTATTTTCCAGTCCGTGCCCGGCGATGCCGAGCCTGTCCAGCTATTGCCCGCCTCCGAATCGATCCAAGACGCATCTTGGCGAAGCGCGCTGGGAAATGCTGGCCAGATACGCGACAGCGCCCGACGGAGTGCCCGCAGGCCCGTATGGCGACGCTTTTGTGGCAGCGGGCCGGACGATTCATCGAGATAAGTGCCGTACTGGTCATAACTGCGGATGGAGTACGCCCATCCGATGTTAGCGGTGTCACTGTCGTCAAAATAGATGGTGATTTTATGAGTGTTTATTTTGTTTCTCCTGGTTGGATCGCCGACGGCGCCCGAGATAGCCGCGCGACTGACGGAGCATCCGCAGGCCCGTATCGGCCATGGGCAATCGAGTATTCCCAGCCGTCGCCCTCTTCCGATGCGACCCAAGCTTCATCATGTCGGGCAGCCTGCGGGAGCACTGGCCAGCAGTCGTGCGGATTGCGCAGCACTGGCCAGTACCGTGCGAGCGATCGACGGAGCGCCCGCAGGCTTGTATCGCGGCATGTGTGCATCAGACTCCCGCGTGATCCCTCTGCCGTCAGACCCTCCGCATCAAGGGTTCGGACGTAGTACTCCCAAGCACCGACGTTGTACCAGATGCTGATTCGAAGTGCGCTGGGTTCGTTGTTCATGTCTGTTCTCCTGTGGTGGACTGCCGAAGGCAACCGAGATAGCCATGGGGCTATCCCTGGTGCCCTCCCTACAGCGGCCGGAACCATCCGCCGTCGAGGTTGTAGCCCAGTGCGGTCAACTCAACTATCGGATTGGCGGCGATCCTGCGGGCCACCGCATCCGCATCCTCGGCAGGCAGATCATCCAGTTCCCAGTAGCCGAGCCATCCCTCGCAGGATCCGGTTATGAACACGACACCGCCTTCTGACTCCACCATGACGGCGTTGCTGCCCGAGGGCATGGTTGCATCTGTGCCGATTTTGATTTTCATTTTGTTTCTCCTGGTTGGTGCTGCGTACTGCGTTGGTCGATGTCAGTATTGTACAGAGTCCGTACACTCATGCAAGAACTATATTTCCCGGATTGTGGGCAGGAATCTGCCCACCTGTGCATCAAAACGGATGTTTCTTGCGACATCCTGCTCTAGCGCAGGATGTGCCGATACGAACTCATAATCCGTTGGTGCCGGGTTCGACTCCCGGGGGGCCCACCATAGGGAAATCAGGCCTTGGCGCGGTTGTTTCGCCGGCTCAATGTGGGCAGGTTTTTGACCACTCGTGCAACGGCCTGTGGGTAGAGGTGAGCGTACCGCTGCGTGCTCTGGTGGCTCTTGTGCCCTAGTGCTGCACCGACCTCGGCGAGCGTCGCGCCCTGGCTGATGAGGAAGCTCGCGAACGAGTGCCGAAGGTCATGCAGCACCAGGTCAGGCCGATCAATGGCCACGCGAGCGAGCTCAAAGCGCGCGTAGTACGTTCTCCAGTGGAGACCGAAGGGTAACCACTTGAGATCGGCGCGGCATCCCGGGTGCAGCCAGACCATGCGCGGCGCTTTGTTCTTTGTGCTCGAGGAGGGCACCTTGAGCCACCAGTCAGCGCCGTCCTTGACGATATCCTCGGGCTGGCGTGGCAGCAGCTCCGAGACCCATCGCAATCCAGTGTAGAAGATCAGCCTCACCAGCGCGCGGGTTTGCTTGTCCGTGATCGCGCGGAGCAGCTCGGCCACCTGGTCGGGCTCGAGGTAGATCTCGCGCGCGTTGTCCACGGCCGGCATGACCATGCGCGCCGACCAGTCCTGGCTGCCGATCTGGTGGTGCTTCCAGGCGTATTTCACGGCCGCGCGCAGGTAAGCCAGCCGGTTACGGATGGTGGCCGGCGTGAGCTTCTCATCGTCATCCTGGTGGCGCCGTGCGTCGGTCGCATACTCGCGGCAGATCGCCGGCAGGTCGCTCAGCGGTTTGCTTTCATACCACTCAAGCAGCAGCGCGAGTGTCTGCGTCGTCTGCTTGTGGCGCTTCAGCGCCGGGACGCGGTGCTTGAGATACGCGGCTACCGCCGCATCGATCAGCGGCTCCGAGTCGTCGACACCAGCCGCACGGGCGAGGAGTCGGGAGTCCGTCTTGCGTGCGTAGTTCTCGGCTTGATCGCGACTCCAGCCTGCCGGAAGCAGTCGCGAAGCACGGACGAGGCGCCCGTCGAGGATGCGGCGGAGTCGGTAACGCCAACGTCGTAAACGTCGATCGAAGTGCGCCGGCATTTGGTCACCAATTGGTCGATGTCTTCGGGGCGGAATCGGTGCATTCTAGGCCCGAGCACGACAACGGGCAGACGCCCCTGCCGGACGAAACCGCGCACGGCGCCCGTGCTGATGCCGAGGCGCTGCGCGACTTGTGCCGCTGTCAGCATTTAACGTGGCGCTGCCATCTCGACCGCGCGCCCCTCATGTCATTCCTCCTCATAGCAGCCGTATCTGCCCGGCCGCTTCCAGCTCGGCGGCGCTCGGCAGGCGTGGCGGATCATTGCGATGCGCAGAACAGCAGTCCATTGCTTCTTCTTCGCTGATAAATTCGTCGGCGCAATCCGGACATGTCCAGATTATTTGAATGTCAGGCTCGGCGTCGTTGCATTCCCGCCAGCACGCTGCTGCATCGCAGCGGTCAGCGTGAACGGTTGCGCAAATCTCACAGCGGAACCGCTGTTGGTTGCTCATGCTGCCTCCAGCTTTGTTGGTGCTACCAAGGGCCATTCGAGAATTGCCGCAACAGCCTCGGCATAGTCGAGCGCCGCCACCACTACGCGCCGGTCGTCTTTGCCTGCCCAATAAGCCCTGGCCTCGGGCAGCCGAAATTCGCGACAGCCGACGCGAATCGACAGCCAGCCATCGCGCAGCCAAGCGTGGGCGTGCCAACCGTTCGGCGTTCCCATATGGATAATCCCTTTCGCGCCACAAAGATCCGCGCCATCGAAGTCCGCGCCACGGAGGTCCGCGTCACGGAGATCCGCCCCTTCGAGGTTCGCGCCACGAAAATTCGCGACTCCGAGGCTCGCGCCACGAAGGTTCGCGCCTTCGAGGTTCGCGTCGCGGAGGTTCACGCCTTCGAGGTTCGCGCCACGAAGGTTCGCGCCTTCGAGGTTCGCGTCGCCGAAGTTCGCGCCTTCGCAATTCGCGCCACGAAGGTTTGCGCCTTCGAGGTTCGCGCCTTCGAGGAACGCGCCACGGAGGTTCACGGACCTCCTAACCGCCTCCTGCACGCACAACCCCAGCCATGCCGTTTCGAGGCTGAACAGAACCTCGTCGGAGTATCGGTGCCGGATTTCGAACAGCGAGGTCACGTCATTCCTCCAGTTCGGCGACGCCCGCCAGCCGCGGCTTCAACGGAGACCCGCAAAAAACGCAGAACGAAAAATCATTGTCGGTCGGCGTGCCTCCGTCGCTAATCGAGAATGCGTGACCGCAGGCGGTTTCCCAATAATCTTCATCTTCGTCGTCTTGCGACCACGTACATTTCGCCTCCAGTTCGGCGACGCCCGCCAGCCGCTTCTCGGGCCGGCTCATGTCATTCCTCCGGTTCGGAGGCGCTGTGACGGCGTGGTAGCGCGAGGAAACCGATCGAGTTCGATCGCAAGGCCGCGCTTGAATATGCGGCTCAGCTGGATGCGCTTGTGCGCGTCAGCGTTGATGTGCACGCGGTTGGCCGCGAGTTCGGCGGTCCCGGCGGTGTACACGTGAATGAAATCATCGAGGTCGGTTTCGTCTATTTCAACTGTGATAGAGATCATGCAATTATCTCCAATGATGTGACCGGCGAAACACGCTCATGCGCGCCAACGCGGGTCGAGACCCCAGTGAGTCCAGGCGTTGAACGCCCACACGACGGTGTACGCGCACGAGAGCGCGAACATGCCCCACTGCGCTTCCGTCGCGGTGGTGTACAACCACAGCGGCTGCCCCAAGAGGCCGAACCAGCAGGCGAAGCGCTGCCGTTCCTCGCGGCGGTCCAGGGCGAGGGTGATGGCGATGAGTCCGGTGCCCTATCTCAACAATTCCCAGTGGTCGTGGGTGAAACCTCCGCCCCTAACTTCTCCCTCTACCGCCGGGGACGCGACACTGACGGGGCAGAAGTAGCTCAAGCGTTGCGCGCCCCACTTCCCCTCATTCAGTTCGTCGATGCGTCTGACGAGATGTACCGCCACGTGGGCGGGCATCACGCCCGTGATCACGTAGCAGTGGTTTGTCTGCGCTGCGTCGCAGACCTGCTGGGCGGCGGATTTGCCGTCGTTCAAGAACGTCATGTTGATGGTTATTACATCGGCGTCGTTGCCAACGAGGGAGAACAAATCTGCTTGCTGCGCCGGCGTCATGCCGTGCCGGCTAAGCCAAAGGATATTCATAACGCGAGTTCCTTTCGTTGGGATCATGCAATTATCTCCAATGATGTGACCGGCGAAACACGCTCATGCGCGCCAACGCGGGTCGAGACCCCAGTGAGTCCAGGCGTTGAACGCCCACACGAAGGTGTACGCGCACGAGAGCGCGAACATGCCCCACTGCGCTTCCGTCGCGGTGGTGTACAACCACAGCGGCTGCCCCAAGAGGCCGAACCAGCAGGCGAAGCGCTGCCGTTCCTCGCGGCGGTCCAGGGCGAGGGTGATGGCGATGAGTCCGGTGACGGCGATGCCAATCTGGAGAATCAGTTCATGGATCATGACAAGCCTTTTCGCGCCGACGATTGGCGCTCGATCCGCTGAATCTGGCTGATGTCGCGCGCGGCGTCCTTGAGCGGCTGGCAGTTCCACTGCTCGTCGAGAAACGCTGCGGTCCAGGAGTCGCCATTCGCGGCCACAGCGCGGCGGATGCTGCCAACGGGGAAGCGCCGGGGGTCGATCCGGTGAGTCTCCTCGTCCTGGTGGTACTGCTCGAGGTATGTGATGAGGTCCTTGGTGGAATCACGCTCGGGCCAGCGGGCCCGTGCTTCTGGGATCACGTCGACGATTGAACGGATGTACCCCGCGCGGTAGTGGGCGAGGACGTCGGGCGGGAGGGGGTACGCCTGCGTCCCGCGAACCATTTGCTTGCTCATCGTCTCGCCCTCCCGCCCCCGCCGCCTCCGGTGGAGGCTCGGCGCGGGGGCGTCGATGAGCGAAAACTAGCAAACCGCTATTCTTATGTCAATAGCAAGATGCTATATCTTTGTTTGGATGATGTATCCGGAGAAATGGCGCGCCCTGCAGCAATTCTTAGACACCGCCCGGAACCGGCCGAAACTGCTGGAAATCGTCAGCGCGCTGATGTCGCGGTCCGCTGGGGTGACGATCGAGTGACGGAATGAGGCGGCTACTTGAACAGCCCGGCCACTGTCCTACCGACTTGCTCCGCGGTCGTTGGCGGCGGCGGTTCTGAGGTGAGATCGTATCTGCAGTGTATGCAGATTTTCGCCTCCCGGCGCACCGTCTCCGCACATTGAGGGCATACGCGATAGTCCCGTGAGCCGCGGTCGCGCGCCGGTTCCCGTTGCAGGGCATCCCCGCTCGAGGACAGCAGCACCACGATCAGCCCGATCAAGGGCGAGAGCACCAGCGCGATGAAGGCGAACCCCATGAATGAACGGCCACGCGCGGCCGCGATCGCGCCGACAGCGACCGTGAGAATGAGCCACCACACCATGATCTCAGCCATCTTTTCTCTCTTCCGGGGTTTCTGTTCACGGGGTCTCCATCCGTGTTCGAGCACGAGCAGGGGAGGCCGGTTCCGGTGCGGCCGCTGATGCGGTGACATCCGTGACGCGCAGTTCGCGCAAGACGGTTTCGTTCGCGCGAACTGCTGCCTGCAGCTCGGCAATGAAGCCGCGGCGCTGCTCCTGCGTGAGTCGCTCGAACAAAAGTAGCAACTGCCGCTTTTCGGCGGTGCCACCATAATATGCGCGCGGCTCCTCAATGGACAAAGGCAAGTCCGGCGTGGCGTCATCGTGGACGTTGTCCATCCATCCGAGGCCAAGGGCCAGATGGGTTTCAATGCGCCGCGCGACAGGGTCGCCCATCTCCCGGTTGCCGGTGTTGAGCTGACTGACGTGAGCGACCGACAAAGCCGCCTTGTCCGCGAGCGCCCTCTGCGTGCGGAAACGCTTGATGAGCGCTTTGAGATTGCGCCGGCGAATGGCCTTGCTGTCCATGTGCTTTGGACGATAGCGAGTTGCTACTGACCCCGCGATGAGCACGTTGCTATTGACCATTCGTTAGCATGTTGCTATTTTGCGCTCCATGGATATGCACACGTACTGGCGCGGCCTACCGACTGCGCAACGCGCCGCGCTTGCGGAGAGCTGCGACACCCAGGTGGTCTACCTCTCGCAAATCGCCCACGGCCACCGAAAGGCGAGTGGTCGCCTGACGTTGCGGCTCGAGCAGGCCACCTCTGGAGTCGTCACCCGTCATGACCTCCGGCCGGATCTGTACCCGCCCGAAGTCGCGGCCAGCAGCGAGGCGGTCGCATGACCCCGCGCGCTCCCCGGTTCAACCGCTGCGCCGAGTGCGGCCACCTGCACGCGGCAACGATCTGCCATATCTGCAAAACGCCGACCCTGACCGCGTTGGTCTGGGCGGATGGCGTACTGGATGCAACGGCCCCCACCATGGGCTCCTCCCCCGCCCCGCAAGGGGCGGTTCCAAAAGCCCGGGCGGCGTAGGTCGCTCGGGCTTTTTTTTACCTGCCTATGAGGCGCAGACAACATGCCGCCCAACGACGAGAAATACGTGGAGGAAGTCAAGCTGCGCCTCACCGAGCGCCTGTTTCTCGATTTGTCTCGGCTCGCCGAGGCGGACAACCGATCGATCTCCGACTATGTGCGTCACGTTTTGTTGCTCCACGCGTATGGGTCAGCTCGCAGTCTGCGCAGCGACGTGGACGCGCGATAGGCCCGAAACGGCCCGTTTGTGAACCACGAAATAAATCATCGATATGCCAATTGGTTACGCGATGCTGATGATCTCTCGGCCGATCACCGCGGCTGAACTGCTGGGGCGGGTGGGCGCGATCGTCCCGCGCAGTGCGGCGCGGACGGTTGCGCCGCAGACGCCACCACGGCCGGAGCCGGTCGAGTCTGATCGTCTGTGTCCCAGGTGCAAAGCGCGCGGGCGCGGGATGCCGCCCTCGAGGAATCTCTACACGTACTGCGTGCCGTGCCAGCGCGCGGCAAATCGCGCGTCGTACCTGAAAACCAAGGCGGCGGCGCGCTAAATGACATCTGCCCTTTTTTTGCCTCCCCTATGTGAGGTGCTGTACAGACAAGATCGCGCCGGCGCAGTCGAGGTGCATAGATGATCCGCATTCAGGTCTTCAGCCCCGACGCCGAGGGCATGATCGAACGCCCGGACAATTCGGGCGAGCGCGAGTACGGCCCGGTCACGCTGGACATGCTCAACGGCGGTCGGTTGTACGTGCAGGGCGCAAAACGTTATCCGGATGCGCACGAGATGATCCCGGCGCTCGGGGTCAGGCGACCCTGATGCGCGCTCCGGCCTACAGCCAGCGCGTGCTGGCGCTGCGCAAGAACAGCGAGCCCGACCAGTTGATGGTGTTCTACGGTCGCGGTTGGCCGCGCCTGAATGCGACGCACGCGATGGTGGGCGTGGCGGATGACTGGGTGCCGTGGTCGCTCGACTGGAGCGTCGCCGCAGGGTTGAGCGTGCTGATCCACGAAACCGGCGAGGCCCCGCCGATGATCGAGGGCTGGCCCGCCGTGCTTTGGCTCGCCGCCGAGATCCAGGCGCGCGCGCTGTCGGTGATGATCCGCGACGGCGACCGGTGGTCGTCGATCATGATGGTGGCGCTGAGTTGGACGGAGGAGCTCGGCGAGTCTCCTCCGTGGTGGCCTGGCTCCATCGCGAGCGTCGCGTCACAGCGCTGGCGGCGGTACATGACCGCGCCGGAGTTCAGGGCGCGGGCGTGGTGGTTGCGGGGATGAGCGGCACGTGGCCAGACAATCCCGTCGTGACGGGCGATCCCGTCGTGGACAATTACCGGCCGCGCACCGAACTTGGCCGCGCGCTGATCAGCCTGCGTCGGGAATATGTCGCCGCAGGCGGTCAACTGGACGACGCGGATGCCGAGCGCGGGCACATCGCGTGGTCGGATGCGCAGTCGTTGATCGATCGTGGAGCGGATGCCGAGCGCGAGCGTATCTGCCTGCTGCTCGACCGGCACGGCTACGGCCATGCCGCGCACGCGATCCGCACGGGACGGGACTGATGCGCCGCGTATTAGCTGACCAGGAAGATTACGGCATGAGCGTTGACGAGCTGATCTGGCTAACTGTCGAGTACCGGGCCCGAGTTGCAGGCGATTGTGAGAGGAAGAACAAAAACGAAATGGTTTTCGCCGACGGACCCTAAGCCGACTTTGCCGGGGATCTACGAGGTTCGATTGCCTAATGGCGTGCGGTCGCGCGTGCCTAATGGCGTGCGGGCGTTCGCTCGCTGGCGAGACGGCTATTGGACATCTGCGTTTACATCGATGGAGATAGAAGAGACGAGGGGGCCGGGATCGCAGGAAAAATACTGGCGCGGTCTAGCGCGCGACCCTTTTGGGCGAGCAATCGTGACTGCGAGAACAAAAACGAAATGGTTTTCGCCGACGGATCCAAAGCCGACCTTGCCGGGGGTTTACGAGGTTCGATTTTGCTGTGATCCGAATCGTGTGCGGTTTTTCGCTCGCTGGCATAACGGCTATTGGACGCCTGAGCAGACATCGACGGAGATAGAGACCACGAGGTACGGAGTGCAGGAAAAATACTGGCGCGGTCTGGCAAGCGACCCGAAGCAGGGCAATCAATCGTGCAGAACGGCATGAGCGTAGAGTGAGTCTCACGCTGTCGCGTCACCGGCACTCTCCGCGCTCGCGCGCTCGTGATCGATGAGCTTTGCTGCAGACGAGCTCGCCGCTGCGCAGGCGGACGTCTTCGTCGAGCGCCTGCGCAGGCATCCGAAAACCTACAAAGTTTTTGCGACGCTCTACAACGTCGTGATGATCCTGACCGAGCATCCGCAGTGGGCCGGGGTGATCGGATGGGACGAATTCTCTGGGCGGATAATGAAACTGCGCGCTCCGCCCTCCGGCGGCCGTGCGGGCGAGTGGGAGGACGAAGACGACAACCGCGCGGTGCTGTGGATGTCGCGAGCATTCGGGATCGAGCCGAAGCCGCAGCTCATGCTGCAGGCGGTCGACCTGGTGGCGCACGACGCGGGCTATCACGTGGTGCGCGATTACCTCACGGCGCTCACGTGGGACGGCAATCCGCGCATCGAGAAAGTCGGCTGGCTGCAGGCCTACCTGGGCGCGGTAGATACCGACTACCACCGCATCGCGGGCATGCGCTGGCTCGTCTCGGCCGTGGCGCGCGTGATGCGCCCGCCATGCAAAGCCGACCATGTGCTGATCCTCGAGGGCCTGCAAGGACTCGGCAAGTCGAGCTCGCTCAAGGTGCTGTTCGGCGATTGGTTTACCGATTCGCCGATCCGGATTGGCGACCGCGAGGCAATGATGCTGATTCGCGGCTGCTGGGGCGTGGAGATGGGCGAACTCGATTCGTTGAACCGGGCCGAGAGCACGGCGAGCAAACAGTTTTTTTCGCAGCAGGACGACCGCTATCGCTCGCCCTGGGGCCGCCGGCCGCAGACGGTGCCACGCCAGTGCGTGTTCAGCGGCAGCACCAACCAGCGGGTGTATCTGAAGGACGAATCCGGCAATCGGCGCTATTGGCCGATCGCGTGCACTCGCGCCGACCTGACCGAGCTGCGGGCCGACCGCGATCAGATCTGGGCGGAGGCGGTGGTGCTTTTTGAGCGCGGCGAGCCGTGGTATCCACTGCCGGACGAGCGCGCGCTGTTCGAGGCCGAGCAGGAAAAACGCATGATCCGCGATGCATTCGACGAGCGCATTCGCGCCTGGCTTGAGGAGCCGGACGGCGGAGTACGCCGCAAACGGGTGTCGATGTCGGCAATTCTCGGTGATGCGTTGAAACTCGACACGGGCCGCTGGACGAAAGTGGAGCAAACGCGCGTCGGCCAGGTGATGAGTCGCATCGACGGATGGGTTCACCGGCAGGTAATGATCGATGACGGCACCAATAAGAGGCGCGTGTGGGTCTACGAGAGGCAGTCCGATGATTGAGGTTGTGCAGGTTGAGCATGGTTGTGCAGCCGAAACCCGCACCAGTGCTAGCGCTGCACAACCCTCAACCTCACGGACGCATCCACCTCACACATGCGCGCGCGCACACATGTGTGCGATCCCCCCTTATAGGTTGAGTAGGTTAAGTAATAGGTAAAGAAGGTGGCCGAATGAATTTATGCATCGACTGCGTGCATATGCGCAAAGGGACCTATCCGATTTTCCTGTGCGCTCATCCGGAGGCTCTGAGCCTCGTCGACGGCAAGCCCGACCTCCATTGCCGCGATGCGCGCATCGAGCAAACGTATTGCGGGACAGAGGGGAAATGGTTCGAGGCGCGCAGCGCAGAGGCTATAGCGCTCGAACAGTCGACGATTGAGTATTTGGCCGCACTGGATGGAAGGGGGAACCAATGATCACAGCCAAGGAGCTGCTGGACGCGTCAGTGCCCATGCGCGGGCTTGCCGAGCGGGAGTACAAGCCGAGCCTCTGCATTGCGTGCAAGGTGCGCACGAGAGCGCGCATTGTGCGCAGCAATCGGCGGCACGATCGTTGCGCGCTGTGCATCGAGGAGGGGCGAACAGCATGATCGAGTACGTGCATCGTCGCCTGGGCGCGTGGGGTGAGTGGAGCATGAGCCGTGTCGACGGCGGGGCTGGCATTTCCCTGTCGCAGTGTGCGTATGAGGAGTCTGTCCCGGGTGGGCATGACTCTCTGTCCGCAATCCTCGCGAATACCCCGTGTCTCGAAATCGAAATGGGTGTGGCGCATCTGTGCCAGCGCGAGCCGAGAATGGGCGAGATCGTCTGCGGTCTCTATCGTGACTCCCCGAGGGCAACGGCCGAGGCCCTGGCCGACTCGCTGCGGCTGAGCCTGCGCACGTACTGGCGCTACCTCGATCGCTCACACTGGTTACTGCTCGACTGGCTCAACGGCCGTGCCATCGGGGAGTGCGACGAAGAAGTGCGTGAGGCATGGGCCTCATACGTGGCGCGCATGCCAAGGATTGTGGCATGCACCAAGGAATGCGAGGCCGCTTGACTACGTGGCACGATCATGTATGATTTATGCCAACGTTGCACCAGTCCGCACAAGCCCCGCAGCCTCACCAGCTCCGGGGCTTGTTGCATTGGGGCAAAAGTTAACGGGTCCTTCCTGGGCTCGCTC